TTAACACTAAAGTGCTCTTTTATTGCAGGAAGATAATCAGAAACGATTTTAACTTCCTTACGCTTAGGGTCGTATTGAAAGTTAACTACCATTAAGTTGTTTCTAATCTTTGTAAATCTATTACATTCTTACAATCAAAAGTAAGAGAGCTTGTTAGCTTTTCTACTTTTTCTAGATATTCTATAATACCTTCAAGTTTATCTATATATTCGTTAAGTTTTGCAACATTAGGGTTGTTTTGAGTTAATTGCTCTAAAGCAGCTTTACTCAAATTAACCGGACTAGCATTAGAAGTAGCTTTAACAAGTTCTTTCTTTTTATTGTTTAGGGTGCGTAATTGATTCTTATGCTGCATCATACGTGCTACCCATTTATGCTTAATAGTAGGAACAAGCATAGCTTTCTCTTTAAGAGACAATTCATCCACTTTAATGTCTTGAATTATTTCCGTTTGATAATTTGTAAATAGAGTATCTAAATCTGGTAGGTCCATAGTTTGACGGCATAAGTATATATTAATCTATAGATAAGTCCAGTGAAAAATTTTAACAAAAAATACAATAAATTAATGGAAGATATGGGAGCCGGAATGACTGACGCTTCAGTAGGCATGGCAAACCCTAATCCAACTGGTAATATAGGGCAATCCGGTCCTTCAGTATACGGAGAACCTAATGATGCACGTAATTTGTTTGGTACAAAGGTTGAAAAACCAAAAAAGAAAAACAAATTTAAAGCTCCTAAAAAGCTTCCTGGTTTTAAGACTCCTTTCAAGGTAATCCGTAGAACACCTCCAAGTTTGTAATAATTAACAATAATGGACTTAGGTCATTGGATTACAAAGCTTACTATCGACACAAATAGCCTTCCGTACGGGTTTATTTATGTTATTACCAATATCAAGAACGGAAAGGTGTATATAGGTAAAAAACAAATGAAGTCTGTTAAAAAGCTTAAACCTCTAAAGGGCAAAAAGAATAAACGTCATTTTGACATAGAAACAGATTGGAAAACTTATACATCCTCTTCTAATGAATTAAACGAAGACATAATAAAATACGGAAAAGAGAATTTTACATTTGAAATTGTTAAACTATGTGATAGTAAGTTTGAACTAGCTTATTATGAAGCTAAAATGCAGTTTGATGCTAATGTTTTACTAGAAAACAATTATTACAATGGCATTATAAATTGCCGTATAGGTAGAGCACCGGATGCTTTATTAAAAAAACTTGCACTAGAGAAAAAAGAGAGTAATATAGAGGGTTTAAATGAAACATCATCAGACAGCACTAAATCTAATAGTGATAGACTTTGAAAGTCTAGCTGATGATATACAGACCTCATTTTTAAATAAAATAAGAATAGATTACGGTACGTTTGAAGAAGATATACCGGAAAGAGATAGAAAAAGAATATTACAGTATTTTATACTTAAACATACATTAAAGGCTCATAACTCTTTTGCAAACCCAAAAAACGTAATCTTTTATATTAATCAACGTTTAAGTACCTACGAAAGTATAAAGAAGTGCTTTTTAACAATTTCAAAACCATTTAACTTAATGGTATACACTAATAGTATAGATTTTGATTGTATTAACAGCAAATCCGGAGATTCAATAGAACTACTAACAGGCCTAAAGAACTTTAGATTCAATTTTGATCATGGGCAGTTTTCCTACAGAAAAGTCACTTTATTCCTTGAAAAAAACAAACTTGATCCTGCAAGAATTAGCGAGGAAATCCCGGAGATATATAATTATATAATAAGATCAAGGCGAACGCAGTGAGCCTATTAAAAAGTATACAATTAAGCAACACGCGAGCATTATTTAACACATATAACGTAGGGATATGTGTAGGATTTGTCTTTTCCCTTCTTCGGTATTATATTACGATAATGCCATAAAAAATCAACTATAGTTCTTTATTTTTGTTGTAAGCAAGTAAATATAACTAAATGGATCACATCATCGAAAAAGTAAAAAAGAAAAGCAAGTTTTTGAAGCTTTTAAGTGAATACACTAATAAAGCTAGCTTAGCTACGGAAGATGGTGCCGCTCCCGGTACATTACCTGTACAGCCTGCAGCTGGTACTCAGACTGCTGCCCCAGCTAATCCAGCTGTAAAACAACAACAAGCTGCTCAAGCCCAAGCAGCAGATGCAGCTAAGAAAGCAGCTCAAGCAGAACTACAAGCTTTACAATCTACGTCTAACGTAAATCAAGAAAGAATTAAACAATTGCAGGCTTTTGTTAACGGCCAAGGCCCAGCACCTGCACCTGTACAACAGGGTAATCAACCTCCAACCACATGAGTAAATTTAATCAAGTTTTAAATAAAGCATATTCTAGGATTTTAATGGAAGATGATGCTGCACCTGCAGCTATTCCTCAAGACGGAGGCGGCACAATGCCACCACCACCAGCTCCGGCCCCAGCTCCTGCACCTGCTCCAGCTCCAGAAGAACCAAAGCCATTATCCCCTGAAGGTAAAAAGTTTTTAGTATCTTTAGCTTTAAAAGCTCTATCTGTAGGACCTGATGCAATTAGTGCAGCAGATAAATCCATATTTGAAACAGAAGTTACTGCTGCCAATGCAGATGAAGTAGCTGACCGTATTAGTCAGATTATTGATAGTACTGGCGGTTAAATATGATAAAAGATATGGTGATTTATTTTCACCGTTTCATATCCTTTATCAATTAAATCATCAACCCAATAAGGGCGTACATGTATAGTGTGATAATACACTGCACCTTGAGTGTGATTAGTTAATGGTACTTGTAATATTTGTATAGCTTCTTTCCATTTTGGATGTTTTTTGGCTTTTGCTATTGCAGCATCTACACCATTATTAAAACAAGAGAATTGTTTATGAGCTGTTACTATTGCATAAAGGGATTTATGTTGATGAGTAGCTCTATTGTGTATAACCTCGTTAACCGCTTCCATACCGGTTTTACCTTCTCCACCAGCTTCTAATACAATACATGCAACCACAGCTTCTGCTCTTTTTAGTTCATCTTGTTTGTAATGATGGGCAAACGTAGAAACGTTTTGTACCATTGCAGGCGGGGGTAAAGTGTTTGGAACCGTTATCACTTCTTTTATATTTACACTTGCTTGTTTTTTAATCATTAGCTTAATAAATACTTATGGTTAAATAACTCTTATCCAAGTGAACATAAAATATCGTAATAAAATATATAAAAGCGAAGACTTACCAATTTTTATATTTTTTAAAACAGATGGTAATCGGAAAGAGTTTATAAACATATTGGAACATTACAAAGCAGGTACTTTTTGCAGAATTAACTGTGTACATTCAATACTTGCCGGTAATACTGTAATTAAAGACAAAAGATCCCCTATATTCTTTAACATAGAAGATAAAGAAGAAAAGAGAACCTTACAAAGAAGTCTGTTTGACAATGACGTTGATGATAATAATGCAATGATGTGCAGTCCTTCAGATATCAAAGAGGATAACTTAATATCCTGGGTAGAAAAAAACCTAGACAACCTACTTTAGCAGTTGATTGTTGGTTTAATTATCTTAATATACGTATATGAACAAATACGTATCTACCAAGGTTATTCCTTTAGGCTCGTGTGCTTTTCGTCAACCCTTTGCAGAAAGTCACTGTCGTTTTATTCACGGTTATAGGTTACAAGCTAAATTTTGGTTTGGTTGTAATCATTTAGATGAAAATAATTGGGTAGTAGATTTTGGCGGTCTTAAGAAGCTTAAGAATATCTTAGAAGAACAATTCGATCATACCACAGTAGTATGGGAAAAAGATCCAGAATTGCAAACATTTCAGTTACTTAATGACAAAAAAATGATAGACCTACGTATTATGCCAAACGGCGTAGGTATTGAGAAGTTTGCTGAATATTGTTTTAATCAAGCTAACGGCTATGTAGATGACTTAACAAATGGTCGTTGCTGGTGTTCTAAAGTTGAAGTTTGGGAACATGAAGGTAATAGCGCAATTTATGAACCGATTCATACCGGAGAGTGGAAAAGCTAATTTTATATATTATAATAACATATGAGCATTGACCCGAATAAAACATTATTCTTATCTGATGATTTTGTATTCTATACACTAGAAGGAGAAGGTCGTTATATTGGTTACCCTTCAGTGTTTATGAGATTATCAATGTGTAATCTCACATGTATTGGTTTTAAGAGTGAGGATGCACCGTTTGGTTGTGATTCCTATGTAAGCTGGTCTAAGAAAAATAAAATGACATTCGAAGAAATTGCTCAATTTTATGAAAAGAACGGGTATGATGAAAATCTAAAACAAGGCGCATTACTTAAAATTACCGGCGGTGAACCATTTATTCAACAAAAGAATTTATTAGAGTTTGTTAAGTTCATTAGAGATCGCTGGGGTTTTGCTAATTACAGTCGTACTCTTACTTCAGAAGACATAGGTAAGCCTACTCTACATATTGATTTTGAAACTAACGGCACCTTAATGCCTGACCCACAATGGTTCTTATTAGGAGTAACTATTAACTTTACAACTTCCCCTAAACTATCAAGTAACGGAGATCCTGCTGAAAAACGCTTTAAACCAGATGTGTTGCGGTTCTTAGTTGAACAAAATGCTTGTTTTAAATTTGTTGCTCGTCAAGAGTCTGATTTAAATGAAGTGCTTGAGAACTATCTCAACAATCCTGATATCGGTTTACATTCAGAACAAGTATGGATTATGCCTTGTTGTGGTAGCCGTAAAGAGTTGTTAGAGGTTGGACCTGTAGTAGCTGAACTATGTAAGAAGTACGGTTTTAAATTTTCTAACAGATTACATTTACAAATCTGGGATAAAGCTTTAAAGGTATAATATATGAATAACAAACCAGAATTCAATCCAGACCCTAAATCGCATTTTTATGTTAGCTTAGTTAAAAGCTTTATACGTATAACAGCAGGTAGTGCTCTTGCAATGGGTTATGTTGCTTGGGCAGGAGGATTATTAATAGTTGCTGAATTGCTTGGTATTATAGAAGAAGTAGTATGAAGCAAGAGATTAAATTTACATATACTTTAGAGCATACTAATGACGATATTAATGTCAGTGTGCCTCGTAAAATTGAAATTATATTTGACGGTCAAGCCGACTTAGAGGAACTAACAGATCAGTTTAACGCTTTTGTTAAAGCTATAGGTTACAACCCACCTCACAATTGTGTACTTGATTGGGTAGATGTGGAAACCGGTCAACCACCTGAAGATAGTTAAGAGGTTGCTAATATCATTATACAGCGTAAATTTTAATAAATGAGCTCTACTACTCTTAAAAAAATAGGCATTATAGGTACTCAATGTGTTGGTAAATCCACACTCATTGAAGATATGAAAGAAAAATGGCCTAGTTTTGTGTCTCCTACTAAGAGTTATAGAGA